ATTTTTTGAATTTGATAAATAATATTATGCGAAAATCGCAGAAACTTTAAAGGAAAATAAAATGGCAGTTTTTACAAGAACAAACGGTAATGCACAAAACGTAGTTAGCGTTGGCAATATTGCATTTAGCACAGAAGCAAGTTCATTAGGTGTACCTATCAGTACTGGAATCGGTAAGCCAATTCAGGCTTTCAGTATAAACTCAAACGTTGCTTTGACAACCGCTCTTGGCACAGGTGAAGCAGTAGAAGCAATTCTACGCACAATTGGTATCAACAGCACATTACTTGCATATCAAGTTGACAGTGCCGGTATTGGTGGTGTCACCAATGGTCTAGTCAGCGTTATCGTTGAAGAAAGCAGTTGGAATGCTACTGATCTAGAAGCAAATATTGTTGCTCTAGGCACAGTTAGCAGTGTAAACTTAACTGGTGTTAAGGTAGCAGAGCCTGGTCTACAATTCGTAACAGCCGCAGGCGCTTAATCTACTAAATAATTTATTAGTCACAGGGGACATTTATTGTCCCCTTTTTCATTGGAATAAATATTCTAGTATGAATCTGTCTAGTTTATTAAACATTGAAAATTCATGGATATGCGTCACTTTGATGGATATCACTGCTACTAATGTCACTCGTGGAGAATCAATACAGAGAAATCAACAACGAAACTGGGAATCTCTGATACAGGCATTATCTTTGAAAACACAGATTGAAGTAGTAGTTGGTCCTGAAAAAGTTGAAAATTTTCAGATAACATCAATTTTTGAAAATTTTTATGATCCAATTCAAACTGTCTGGGCTTTTGGATTTTATAGTGAGAAAAATATTTATACAGAAGATATACTAATATCTGATTGTAATAATATACCAATGATAACTGGATTAGAAGAAACTGCGAGATTTATGCTGCCAATAACACATACTCGTGGTTCTTTGAAGAATATCTACTTCATGAGAACCCCATCCTTAATATTTGATAAATAATATTTATATGCACGGAATTTTTTATCATGAATATTACCACTGATATAGAAAAGAAAAATTTAGAAGCACATGTAGAACTTTGTGCAGAGAGATATAAAAATTTAGATAATAAATTAGATACAGTGGAAAAACGGGTATCAGATGTTGAGAGAAAATTAGATACAAAGATGAATGCCGTTGAATCTATATTAGATGATATTAAAAAAATGATAGTAAGTATGCAACAAAAACGGGATCGTCAATTAATAAACTGGGGTATTGGAATAATTTCAAGTTTAGTTGGAATTATTGGTTTTTTAGTGTGGCAGGTAGTAACTAAAATATCATGAAAATCGTAGAATTAACAGATAACTTAAATATTGCTCTTACGAATGAAGAAGCAGATTTTCTTTTAAAATTCCATAAAAAAGATTCATCAAAATATAAATCAGATTTGTCCGAGAGACAATTAATAATCGCTAATCAGTTAGTCAATAAAAATGTATTACAAAGAACAAAAGATCAAGACAGAATTGTCTACAAAAGAGCAAATAGGTAAAAATTTAGTAGATATTACCGTTAAAAAATTAGATGATTGGGTATATAAAGAATTAGAAAAATTAAAAATTGGCGAATTCCCCATATGTTTAGAATTTGATAACGATACTCTATACATAGGTGGAATTTTTATTAAAACATTAAACAAAAATATGTATAAAGTGTATAATGAAGACAGTATAATACATATTTTTTATAGCAAATATGCTAGTATTTTGTACACATTATTAGTCTATTTCAAACACAATAAATTGGCATCTACTATTTTGGAAAAAGATAAACTAGTAGCAAAGAATTTTGATGATATTCAATATTACAAAAAAATGCAAACACGACTAATTAAAAATAAAAAGACAGATGAAATAACGGTGATAGATGACAAACTACATGAGGCCTTATGTAGATACAGATTTAATATAGAAGAATTAGAAAAAAACATAGCCTATGCTAAATATATGAAAGTTTGGGAAAAATTAAAATGAATCTTAACGAATTATCTTCTCCTAAGTCCAAAAAGATTAACAAAGTATTAGAATCTAGATTTGGATTTGAAATTAACTATAACAAGTTAACACTGCCTAAAGCAATTAGATTAAGCACAGCATTGTCTGAAAGTCTAGTTTCTCTTAAAAGAACATATGGCGCTCACACTGCTGAAAAAAATGCAAAATACATGGAAATGTTATTAGTCCGTGAAAGTTTAAACGAATGGATCAATAATCAAGAAATGTTAGTTGAAGGAGAACTAGAAACTGCCGAAGTAGTTCTTGCTGCAAAAGACATGGTTGACTCAGTTCAAGACATGATTACAGATGCTAGTAAAATGCAGAACGAGGAATTGCCGCCTCTACTCGATAGCATTAGAGATCAAGTTGGCACCGCTGAGGCTGACGCATTTGAATCAACTGTTTCCAGTGCTTTACAGAGTTTAATGGAAGCATTGAAAGCAGCACGTGATGCATTAGACAGTGGCGCACGTGTATTAGCGGGTGAACAACAGCCAATGACTCAACAAGGTGGTGACATGGGTGCAATGCCACCGGGCCCAGAAGAAATGCCAGTCGAAGAGCCACCTGGCTTTGGCGGAGCAGAAGCGGCAGCAGGCGGTCCAGAAGAAATGGGCAGAAAACGTAGATAAATGAAATCATACGAATTTCTCAGAGAAGACGAACTGTCCTCTATTGAAGCCAACGTTATGGCAGCACTAAATTTATTGGCAAATAAAATCAAAGAAGGAAATATTTCTAACGAACTGCCAACAAATATGATTATCCGGTATATCAGAAACACCGGAGTATCTAATTTTAATATTGAAAATTTAGTTGACCTAAACGAGAAAAATTCATCTTTGAAGAATATTATCAAAAGTATAAGCAAAAATAGAGTAGTCTTTACTACTGACGGTATAAAAGATGAAAAGAGTTCTGAGACCTCTAGTGATGCTGATACATCTAACGCAGAAAAAAATGTTGTATCAAAAATGGCTAAAAGTGCCCTTAAGCGTCGAACCTAAATTCACATAAATTTATATTTTTTAGAAGTAATGTGCTATTATAGCACATTACTTTTTTACTTTATGATTAAAAACATATATACATACACAAAAATTAGCCGGGTTGAAGAGAATGGTAAGCGCCATTATCAAACTCCAGAAGGACACAAAGTTCCCAGTGTGACAACTATTCTAGATGCCACTAAATCTGAAGAATCAAAACAAGCCCTTTTCAATTGGAAAAAACGAGTAGGAGAGGAACAGGCAAAACAAATTACAACTGAAGCCGCCGGCCGTGGTACCAGAATGCACAAATGGTTGGAGAATTATGTGAAAGATGGTTCAATAAACGAACCAGGCACTAATCCTTACAGCATTCAAAGTCATGGCATGGCAAAAATTATCATAGAAAATGCACTTGATAAACATATTGATGAGTTTTGGGGCATTGAAGTACCGTTGTATTACAGTCAACTATACGCTGGCACATCTGATTGTGTAGGTGTATGGAAGGGTAAGCCAGCAATATTGGACTTTAAACAAACTAATAAACCTAAGAAACGTGAGTGGATTGAGGATTATTTTTTACAAGTCTCTGCCTATGCTATGGCACATAATTCCACTCATGGAACATCAATAAATACTGGTGTAATATTAATGTGTAGTGCAAATAATGAATATCAAGAATTTGAACTTGAAGATGAGGAATTTGAATATTACTCCAACAAATGGCTTGATCGTGTTGCGATGTATTACAAAATTAATAAATAAGAATAAGGATAAAAAATATGGCTATAGTTCAAATATCTCAAATTAAACATCGTCATGGAGTGCAAAGTGATTTACCACAACTTGCGACAGCCGAATTAGGATGGAGTGTTGATACTAGAAAACTATATATTGGCAATGGCACACTAGGCGAAGGTGCACCAGAAATTGGCAATACTGAGATTTTAACAGAATATAGTAATTTGCCAAATTATACAGTATATAGTCAAGGTGTATCGGATGGAACTGCTGCGAATCTAGCGTTTGGAATTGCCGATGCTAATAAACCTGCTATTTATGTACAATACGCAGTAGTACGAAATGAAGACACCCGAGTTGGCTGGGTTAAATTATCTCGTAAATTATCTGATAACACTTATTACTATGATGAAGAGTACACAGAAAGTAATACAGCAAATATAGGCATGAAATGGGATGTAAACACTGTAGGAGTTACAGGACCAAATGCATATGCAATATTAGCTGCCAATCTTACTTCAACTGGCTTTAATGCCAACATACAATATACTGTAAGCACATTGTCATTCTAAAATTATGTGGAATCTATTACCTAGCGAAAGACTTCGCTATTGGCATGATTTTCGTAAAAAAATTAGTGAACAATCAAAAGAGGATGCCATAAATGAAACACATCATTTATGGTGCTATGCTCCTTTTGTTTCTCATTATTTAACTACAGATCACATCGAAAATTGGCCAAATCCCTGGGAATTAATCAACGATAACTATTACTGCGATCTTGCTAAAGCACTCGGCATGATGTATACTTTATACTTGACTGAACATGCCATAGATAGCACGATTAAAATTTATAGAGATAAAAATACAAACGATAATTATAATTTAGTCTTTGTAGACGGAGGAAAATATGTTCTTAATTACCTTCATGATGAGATTATAAATAAAAAACAAATCGATGAGAATCTGAAACTAATAACATCAATCACTACTCAAGATTTACAATTACAAAAATTACGTTAAGAGAAAATAAAATGTCAAATATTAAAGTCAAAAAGAGAAATGGCTCTATTGAACCATTAAATTTAGAAAAATGGCAAAATCAAATATCAAAAGTTTGCCAGGGAATTTCAGATGTAAGTCAATCAATGATTGAAATCAAAGCGCAACCACATTTTTATGATGGTATCACTACTAGAGCAATAGATGAAATAACTCTAAGAGCATGTGTTGATTTAATTGACATAGAAAGTAATCCAGATGTAGGTCATGTGAATTATCAATACGTTGCTGGTAAACAACGTTTGAGTATGTTACGTAAAGATGTCTACGGAACCTATAACCCTCCCAAACTATACGACATCGTTAAACGAAACGTAGAAGTAGGACTATATACTCCAGAATTGCTAGTGTGGTACACCGAAGATGAATGGCATAAGATGGATACCATCATTGATCATAGCAAGGACGAACTGTATAGTTATGCCGCTATTGAACAACTTGTAGAGAAATATCTAGTCAAGAATCGTTCAACAAAGCAGATATATGAAACACCGCAAGTTCGGTACATGGTTGCTGCTGCTACGGTCTTTCATAAAGAAGAGCCACTTTCTGCTAGAATGCGTTACATAAAGGAATATTACAATGCCGCCTCTGATGGTTTATTTACCCTTGCTACTCCTGTGCTTGCTGGTCTCGGCACTCCTACCAAGCAGTTTAGCAGTTGTGTTCTTATTAGGAGTGATGACGATCTTGATAGTATATTTGCTAGTGGCGAAATGATGGCCAAATATGCCAGCAAACGTGCTGGCATTGGACTAGAAGTTGGCAGAGTTCGTCCACTTGGCGCACCAATCAGAAAGGGTGAAATTCTACACACCGGTCTAGTTCCTTTCTTGAAGAAGTGGTTCGGAGACCTACGCAGTTGCAGCCAGGGCGGAATCAGAAATGCCAGTGCTACTATAACATATCCAATTTGGCACTATCAATTTGATGATCTAATTGTTCTGAAAAATAATCAGGGAACAGAAGAAACCAGAGTACGTCACTTAGATTACAACGTTGTGCTAAGTTCACTGTTCTGGCGTAGATTTAAGAACAAAGAAAATATCACATTCTTTGATCCAAACGAGGTTCCTGAACTGTACGAATCATTCTATCGTGACATCAAGACATTTGATAGACTATATGAAGAATGCGAACATCGTACCGATCTAAAGAAAAAGGTAATGTCTGCTGAAGAGGTGTTCAAAAGTGGCGTTCTCAAAGAACGTACAGATACTGGCAGAATCTATCTTACATTCATTGATAACGTACAAAATCAAGGTCCATTTGACACTCAAGTAGATCCTATCTATCAGAGTAATCTGTGTCAGGAGATTCTACTACCCACTAGATCATTCACTAGATTGGATGACGAGCAAGGCAGAATTGCCCTTTGTACTCTCGGAAGTATTAATTGGGGCGCATTCCGTAATCCGGAAGATATGCGACGTGCATGTAGGATCCTGCATAGAAGCCTAAACAACATTCTAGATTATCAAGATTTCTTGAGCATACAAAGCAAACTAAGCAATGAAGAAATTCGTCCATTAGGTATTGGTGTAACTAATCTTGCGTACTGGCACGCAAAGCGTAGTTTAAAGTACGGAGACAATGATGCGTTACATGAAGTGAAAAGTTGGATAGAACATCAGATGTTCTACCTAACTGAAGCAAGCGTAGAATTGGCTAAAGAACGTGGCAAATGTCTGGGAAGTGATAACACTTGGTATGGCAAGGGTGTATTTCCCTGGGAGCGTAGAGCAATTGGCGTTAACGAACTAACTGACTTTACGCCAGAATTAGATTGGGAAACACTACGTAAGGATATGATTATCCATGGTGTTCGGAATGCCACTAATGGAGCAATAGCACCCGTAGAATCAAGTTCAGTAGTTATCAATTCTACAAATGGTATTGAACT